CTCGGCAGTGTGATAGTGCACAACAAGCCGGAGGGATCGGCCGCAGCGCAGTTGGCCGGCTCGGCGCCGGAGAAAAGTTTCAAGAGCGGGGCCGTGCCGATCGTGGTTTCAATTTGATCTAACTCGGCATTGCGCACGGCCACGCTTTTCTGGAAGGCCATTATTGCTCTCCGGTCTTATCGTAGACGACTTGCATTCCTTCTGGGGTCCGCCGCAATCCTGCGACCCGTGGCTTGGGTCTCGTAACATGCTTGACCAGTTCCAAGATAGTGGCGCTGTGGTCCGGCGCGGGCTTTTCCGCAGGCTTTTCTTGGCCCGGGGTCCCGGTGACGTTCTCCCCGCCGCCGAACTGGCTCGCCGCGATCTGCGTCGCGATTTGCGTCACGCCAGCCTTTACGCCCTGCGCAATGCCTTCCTGCACCGCGGCGTCCATTGGATGAGGCGCCGTTGGCGTCGCGGCTGCTTGGGTCTGGGCATCGTGAACTTTCGCCCAAGACGCCACACGCGCCATCTCAATTTTGCTTTGGAGGTCGATCTTCGCGGCCTCTCTTTGGTGAACCAGATCAAGGGATTGCTCGGCTTGCTTCGACTGAAGCTTGATGGCGTTTTTCTCTTTTTCCGCCTGCACGTCCTGCTGCTTCTGCATCATGATCAATTGCATCGGATTAGGCTGCGGGTTCTGCTGCTGGGATTGCGCGAATTCCGCTACAGCCTGCTTGATCTTGGCCACAACGCTGGACGGGAGCGGCGAGTATTCCAACAGCGCCATAATGACTTGCGGCGGGGGCTGGATGCTCTGGATCAGCGGTAGCATGGTCACAAGTGAATTCCAGACCAGTTCCTTCTGCGACGGCGAGCTTGGTGCATCGTCCACAATGACCGAGTAATCCAGCACGTTCTGGTCGTGAATTAGGGGTACCCATCGATCGCCCTCCTCGCCAACGATGCGAACAAGGCGACCGTCGCTAAGAAACTCGGTGATCTGCCACAGCAGAAAGCGACCTTGGATTTTTCGATACCTGCGCAGACTGTTGAAGAGGGGGGCCAGAATGACTGTCGCCGATTGGCGACGCTGGTATTCTTGGCTAGCCGTGTCAGGACCACCTGACGGCGTACCGCTCGCGAGCCCGAGTTGCTCCACGTTGACGCCAGTCACGTCGCGAATGGACGAAATCGCGAATTGCGTCATCGACATAAAATCTTGCGGGAATTGGGTCTGCGGCTTGGGCTGGACCTTGCCGCCGGTGATCGCACCCTGTCTAAAATAGGCGTTCGAGCCCGGCGTGCTCCACTGATCCTCAAAATCCTGCACGTCTACGACGGCGCCTTCCTCTAGCATCAGGCCACCCTTGGCGCCGCGGGAAAGCATTTCGACCGTGGTCGACAACCATTTGTTGGCGTAGATTTGCGGGCCTTTCATCGCCCGCACTAAGCCGTAGAACACGCTCTTACCGCGATCCCATTTGGCCGTGATGCAGTTGAGCGAAAAACTGGCCGCCGGCTTCCCAGACGGTCCTACCATCTTGGTTACCTCCAGCACGCGACCGCCGACGAATGCCTTGTAATAGATACGTCGGGTCTGCTGCACGCCACGGTAGGCGGCGCCAATCTCATCAGCCCTATTCATCGCTATCATATGCTGGTCCGGGGTCAGTTCGGCCATGTGAGGTTGGCCGGTCTCCGGGTGCATCATGATGCCGCGATAGAAGTCTTCGTTCTCGTACCATTGGATTTGGACAACGGTAACGGTGCGGTCCTCGCGCGCGCCCTCGCTTTCATGCCTCAGAGGCTCACCGGGAAAATGCACCTCATAGGGCGTCTCTTCTCTCGCCTCAGTAATGTCGGACGCCCATGTGGCATCATAATCGCTGTCGTCTACGATCGGGTTGCCGTCGCAGTCCTGTGGCCACTTTTCGCGCGCTTCACTGAGCGGGAGTTCGGACTTGACGCGCATGACACGGCGAGCATCAACCAAATTTGCCTTTTTCGAAGCGCCGTCCCAGACCATCTCTAGAGGGTCAACCCGCTCGATAACCGGGTCGCCATCAGGATTGCATTCATAATCGAGCCGGGTTTCGGTCCACCCCATGCCGGCAGTCGCAGCATCGGCGAAAGCGGCGCTTTCCTCGTCCTCAGCGTCGCATTCGTCCCGGAACCATCGCGCGGCCTCAGTCAAGACCTCATTCGGCGCCCCCATGCCGACTTGGCGAGGGATAAAGCGCACTTCTTGGCGATTTGTGATTTCCGAACCGGCTACGGCATCAATGACGGGGTCGACCTGGTTGAACTCCAGACACGCGCGCTGCTGCGCGGTCTGCATCGTTTCCTTTTCGTCGTCAGGCCATTGGTCACCTGAGCGGAATTCGAACTCTTCAGCGGCTGTCGTGTGCCAGGACTTGGCGCGGGGCAGGTCCTGGCGCCACCAGTCCTTGAAACGCAAGAGGAGAGCGTCGCTATCTAATTCGGCCGTTGGACGGCCGTAATCGTCCTCGGTTTCGCCTTGAGAGGCGTCGTTGACGTCGCCTTCGGCCATTTCACTGCCTGGAAGTGCCGCCAGTGACGTTGAAATCTTTAGCGCAAATCAGGCCTATCCCAGCGACTATGCCAGTCACAATCGATGCGTAGTGGGGAGGGATCACAGGGAGCGCAGCATTGATCACAGGAACCAGAGCGGTCACCGCGCCGGCCAGGCCGGTCTTCCAGTTAATGAACAACGAATTCATGGGCTTACCTCCTCTTGCTAATCCTCTTTATCATCTTTTCATCTTAGCACGCAAGCTGCAATCGCCAGCAGGCCGAAGAGGCAAAACCAGGTAATCATCGCTTCAATCCAAGTGCGGTGCAGCATCATGCGCCGCGCTTTTTGGGGCCCAACGTCGAGGGGGGCAGCCCTCGGACATTGAACCGATAAGCATACTCATAAGCAAAGCCGGTAGGTGTGATCACGACGTAAGTGAGGCTGTCCGGCCCTCTGTAGCCGGCGTTCGGCCGGTAATTGAGCGCGAAACCATCGACGCGCTTCTCGTTGCATTTGACCAGGGGACCATTCTTCGCAAAGGTTGGAAAGAAGGCCTGGGGCACAAGTTCTGCGACCCCGTGCTCCGGCTTCTTGATAATTTCGTAGGAGATTCCTTCCATCGCGGAGCAATCCAGTTCGGCTACGTAGAGCGAGGCAAGCCGCATTTTCTGTCCGGAAAATGCATAGCGCACACGCTCTTGCTTCTTCACCCCACTCATCAATTCCTCGTCGGACAATTCTTCAGCGATCGCGGTCGATGAAAATAGCGCGAGTGCGAGAGCCACGGCACCAGCCGTTCTGAAAACTCTGAAAAACGACGTAGACATTTCAGCCTCCTCTTGCCCTGGCATCGACTTGCCTCACCGCTTCCCGATTCCTAGCGAGAGTCAGGGCGCGCCTCTCGTCGCCTGGAAGCAGTCCCAACAGTCGCACGCGCCGTGCAAAATGTCAAGCAGCTTGCTCATAGGAAAATCGCGTCATGGCAAGAGCACACCGTGTCCACGCACGCATCATCCGAATATTGGTCTCGGACCAAGCCTAGGCACACGAATCCGCATTCCTCAAGTTTAATCGGTGATGACTGCTTCGGCCATGACGCGGAGGACTTCGACGAGGATGTCTCGGTCTTGGGGGCTGATGACAATAGCGATGAGCGGTCCTTTGATGTCATGTGCGCTTATCCTCGCCCGTTGAAATTGATCGGCCATGTGCCGAAGATTTGGCCGAAATTTCGTAAGCTCGGCATGTTGGATGATCCCTCTCATGATCGTGTCACGTCCTCTAACTCTCTTGCGATGCGCTTGGCCCACCAATTAGTATGGGCTCCGGTCCTTTTTTTACGCTGCTTGCGTCGCATCTTGACGCTGCTGAGATAAAATTTCCTTTTCTTTTTCTTTTTCATCTCAGAACCTCTTAAAAGGGCCTTTACGCATCATGTTGCCGATCGGGGTTGCGACGTAGGCATTCGGCCGTCGAACGCCGCCAGCAAGCGCCATGCCCATCGGCCTGCCAAAACCACCGTAAATCGGCGTAGTCGGGGCACGCGGTGCCATCTGCGGAACTCGCATTCCGCCCAGCAACGCATTGCGCTTGACCGGCCCAACTGTTGAGCCTCTACGCCAGGCCCTCCCTGTACCTTTTTTCAGTGCCATCTAATCCTCCTACATGCTTAGCCATGTGCGGTCGTGCCGCCGATATGGCCTTGGTTTGCGCGGGTCGGGTTCCTCGTAAGCCACGCACATCATACCAAATGCGTCCGCCGCATGGGAACTCCAATCGTGTTCCGGTCCCAGATCGACCTGACGTTGGTCATCCTTCTTGGCATGATAGGCGCCTAAAGCATCAATCCCGGGCTGCGTTGTTGGCGCATTGAACCACATTTTCGGAAACAGACGGCGCGCGGCCTCGACCCGTTGCATTGCGGCCGCTCTACCCTGATTCGGAACTACTTTCGTTTCGAAACCAGCTCTTTGGAGTTCTGTCTCGTACGAGACGGCGTAGACCTTGTCATGCGCAGCACCGTCGTGTGGGAGGACTTGGAGAATGTCTTCGGCGCGAAGCCCAGTCGAGTAGGTCGGCGCTCTGCGTCGAAGCCAAGCGACATGAGTAGCCAAGGGTTGTTGCTGGGCCTCGTAGTAGTCGAGAATACGAATTTCTCTTCCAACGAACTGAGCGATCCAGATGACAGTCTGGTCAGCGCGCGCGCCTGTTCCTCCGATATCCCAAAATGCCTTAAGAGGCAAAAGAGGTTCCGCAGAGCATCGAGATATGCGACCAGCACCCTTTGCAGCCGTAAGGCATCCCGCGTAGTACGCGCCCGCGACGATCCTTTCATAGTCGCCTTCCCAGATGTGGTCATAGTATTCCGGTTGATTGTGGAGACATTCCAGGCGCTCGTCCTCAAGCGTTTTATTCCAAAACATGTTCTCGCGGTAGTTTGCCATGACGCAAACCGCGTTCATAGGCAATTGGGTCTGTCTAAAGAAGATGTCCACAGGATCGCTCTTGCGCCGCGGGTTCCAAGAAAACCATAATTCTGAGCCTTCTTTGCGGATAGTCGGTCGCAAGATATCGAAGGATTTCTGCGACAACGTCTCGGCTTGCTCTACCCACGCGCAATCATAGCCTTCTAGCGATTTCAAACTCTCCGCGGTGTGGTTCTGCATGCCGACGAAAATGATCATGCCCGCCCGGCGTCTCGATACGATCGTTGAGCACGCGAAAGCCGTCCGCTTCGCCAAGCCCGTGATGGATGATTTTATCCTCGATCGTGCGCTTGGCGCTCTCTTTAAGGCTACGCTGAATTTCGCGAATGCACACGCTACGGCGCCCATGATGACGGTGATGCTGGATGACCATTTCGCTGGCAAAAAAATGCGATTTGCCGCTACCACGACCGCCCCAGGCGCCCTTATAGCGCGCAGGCGCCCGCAAGTCGTCGAAGACTGGCGAGACCTGGCGTCGAACCGGAATTACTTCTTCCGCTTCGGTTTCTTCACTTCGATCGATGGTCTCTGTCGCCATATTTCCAGTATCCGGTCAGCCACTCTCTGAAAGTAAGACGGTTGAATCGCGTCCATGCGCGCCATCAGCGCCTCGATGATCTCACGCTGCGCTAAGAGGCGATTTTGCGATACTTCGCCTATCTTAGTGAGATATTCCAAATGCTCATTGAGGCGCTTCTCAGTTACCCGGCTAATCGAGTGGACCGCTATTTCCAGGGCGTGGACCTCGTCCACCAGTTTCAGGATGTTCGCCTCCGCCATTGTGCCTATCTGTGCTGGCGCTGGCTGCACGATCTTCTTGGCCATTTTCATTCCCTCCAGGAGTTACGTCGACCACGTCTAAAGGTATTCTGCGGATTTGGACGATTTCAGTGATCACAGGACGAATTACGTTGCCTTCCATGTCCTCATTGACAATGGTTTCTTTCGGCTTTCCAAGGCCGCGGTCGAGAAGCATGTTAGCGGCAGCCAGGCGAGTGCGCGGGTCGACATCTTCACTGTCGCGGATTGAGATGATGACATTGAGCGATTGCTCGCACTGATCCCGCGCAAGCGAACGAATGCG